AGAGTACTCTATGGTAGTGGTTATATCACAAACTTAGCACCAGCAGTAAGTGCTGATGCTCCAGTTTGGGTTAGCCCATTTACTATCGAAGTTGATGGTGACTATACAGTCGCTACATTAGGTGCTACCATTTCCTAATCAACACTAACTAAATAGTAAGTGATTAGCCCGCCTAAAAGCGGGCTTTCCTTTGGTATAAATAACTATGCTAAGGAGATAATTGTGAGATTCGAGGATAAATCATTAAAGGAAATATTGGCAGGTATGGAAGAAGAGGCCGCAAAGGCCATATCAATTATTAGATGTGCTCAAGATGATATCAAGACTGCTGAAACTAAATTACGATTTATTACAGCAACTATACATTATCTAAAACAACGATATGGAGATATAAAATGAATATAGATAAATTAGCACAAACACCAGAACTAATTAAAATAGAACTAACAGATTCAATCTTGTTAGACAAATACACCAATGGCGAACCTATTGTATTTTGGATTAAAAGTCATATTGGCATCAGTGGATATTTCGAATTTTATAAGGCACAAGCAGAAGGCAATAGTGATGGCCTTGAGAAACTAATGCGTAGTCTTATATTAAATGAGCAAGGAGACCCAACTATACCTGAAGGTAAAATGTTACCAATTGATATTAGTTTGGCAGCATTGGCTAAGATAAATGATTATTTGGGAAAGTAAAATCCCAGGTTGTTGATATCAACACCTGGGAAACAAACCAAATCTTAACTATAGCACATATTGCTAAAACTTATCATATGCTACCAAGTCAAGTTAGAGAACATGCTACTACTTATGATATAATGGTATTAGATGTAGACCAAACTTGGCAAAGATATCAAAATAATCCAGCAGATGTAGCACACTATGACCAACAGCAATTATTGGATATAATGAAGAAAAATAAAGATGGAACAAATAAGTAAAAGATTGGAACTTATCAATGCTACAATTAAAGAGAAAAATCTCATTGATGTGGCATATCCATACTTCAAGAAAATCACTCCTATTAGGAAAGGTAATGCTCGCAAAAGCACTATCAAAACAAATGATGGTATAGAAGCAAAATATGCCTATGCTGAACGATTAGATCAAGGTTATTCTAAACAAGCACCTAAAGGTATGGTGGATCCAACTTGGGAATATATTAAAGAGTATATTAAAAGGGAGTTAAGATAATGGCTATCACAACAGACAAATTGTTAGTAGATGTCCAGGTGCGTGGTGCCAGAGATATCACTGCGTTAAAAGATAACATAGATAATTTAGGTAATAAACTTACTACCTTATCAGGTATTATAGCAGGTATTGGATTTGGGTCATTGATTAAAGGTGCGATGGATGCTGCTGATGCTATTGTAGATTTATCAGATGCTACAGGAATTGCGATTGGTAATTTGGTACAATTCGAGAAAGCATTCGAATTAGCAGGTGGTAGAGCAGGTCAAGCAGGTAAGGCAGTTACTACCTTTTATCAACAAATAGAGGCAGCAGCAGATGGTAGTCTTAAAGTTCGTGATGCTTTTGCTAAGGTCAATGTAAGTTTAGATGATCTTAGAACATTAAGTGAAGGTGATCTATTACGCAAGACTATACAAGGTTTATCAGAAATGGCAGCAGGTAGTGATAGATCTGCTACTGCTGCTTTATTATTATCAAAAGCATTTAGAACTGTTGATCCAAAGAAACTTCAGGAAGTTATTGACCAAGGTGGTGATTTTAGCCAATTAGAAGAATCATATTTAGCCACTGCTGATGCTATCGAAGCAATGGAAAAGGCAATGTCAACCTTAAAGATTGCTGCCTTACAAACATTCTCTCCAATTGCTAAAGCAGTAGCAGATATGAAGATTAGTGCTGAAGATGGTAAATTAGCATTACAGATATTAGGTGGCATTTTAGCAGCCACATTCGCAGTTAAGACTGTTCAAGGAGTTATTGCTGTAGTAGAGGCAATGAGAAAACTGAATACAGTAATGAAAACTCAAGTTGCCTTACAGGCTGCTGCTACTGCTTTACAGGGACCAAGTGGTTTAGTTAAATTAGGTGCTGCTGCTGTGGCTGCTGGTGCTTCGATTTATGGTCTTAATCAATTATTAGAAGATAATGCTGAAGCACAGGAAGATGCTGCTCAGGCTTCTATTGCTCCACAACCACAACCATCAAGTCCTGCTAATAGAACAATGGCAGAAGATCCACGCCAGCGAGCATTCGCAGAAAGTCAGGCTAGAATTGATGCTGCTAGAGCAGAAATAGATCGTATCAATGCTTTGCGTCAAGCACAAGGCAGTGAATTAGGTAAGATAGAAGTAGAATCTCAAACTGCTATTGCTAAAGCCAGAGCAGACATATTCTCTAAACAATATCTTAGTGAAGAACAGAAAGCAAGAGAATTTAGTGCTAAGGTAGGCGAAATCAATGCTAAAAGAGCAGCAGATGAAGCCAGAGTACAAAATGATTTATATCTAAAACGATTCCAATCTGAACAAGAGTTTAGAGATGAAGTATTAAATGGAATCAATGCCCAGCAAGATGCTTTTGCTAGAGCATTATTATCTGCTAATCGTCAAACATTAGCATATGAACAAAGTGTTGATGTTTTAGCACAAAGATTACAATTAGAAAATCAAAGTATCAATCTATCAACCATAGATGCTGATTTACAGCGTAAAATATTCGATACAGAACAAGATAGATTATCTCGTATTAGAGAAATCAATCAACAAGTAGAAGATGGTACATTAGAATATGATAAGTCGTTACAGATTATTGATAGAATCAATGCTGCTAATAGCAGAACAGTGGAAATACTCAAACAACAAGCAGAGATTCAACGCCAACGCCAGCAAGATCCAATAGCAGGTATACAGGAAAGTTTAAGGCGATTTGCTGAAGAAGATACACCATTTAAGATGGCACAGCGTCAAGTAGAATCAGTATTCTCAAGCATGGAAAATGCCATAGATAATTTTGTGGAAACAGGTAAATTCAAGTTTGGTGATTTTGCTCGTAGTATTATTCAAGATTTAATTAAGATAGAACTCAAAGCACAAGCAACTAGTATTTTGCGTGGTATAATTGGTAGGGCTATTGGTGGTGGTTTTGGAACAGGTTCAGGGTTTGGTAATATGGATTTTGGTGGATTTTTTGCCAATGGTGGCACACTAAGTCCAGGGAAAGTTGGTATTGTTGGTGAGCGTGGCCCAGAATTGATCTCAGGTCCAGCAACAATAACACCAATGGATAAATTGGCAGCACCTGTAGAACAAACTAGTGTAACCTATAATATCAATGCTGTAGATGCTACTAGTTTTAGAAGTATGATTGCTCGTGATCCTGAATTTCTATATGCCGTTACAGAACAAGGTCGCAGATCTCAGCCAAGTAGGAGAAGAATATGAGTTTACAGAGCGTAATCAATCACGCACAAAATATTAAAATAGATCGTCGTGCTGTGGTAGCACAATCATTGTCACGCAGTCAACATATCAAGACAACAGAGCGTGGTTATAGATTATGGAGATTTACTGTAACACCAAGCCCAGGATGGAAATGGGCTGATTATCGTCCAACAGTAGAAGCAATTTATAATAAGGATCGCATTACAGAAACAGAAATTAGTTTAGCCAATAATAGTAATATGGCATGGACTGTAGCATATCAAGGTGAATTTACTAGTGGTGAATTATCTACCATTACAATTAGTGCTGCTAGTGGTACTAGTATCACTCTAAGTAATTTACCATCTGTGGCAAGTAGTACAATAGCATTTAAGGCTGGCGATCTCATACAACCAAGTGGTAGTAGATATCCATAAGAGGTGTAATATCAGATATCACATTAGTTGGTGCGTCGATATTAGTTGGTAATAATGTAACATGGCGTGTTATCCCAATGGTATTACCAGCATATAATCTAACACCTGGCAAACTTGTAAACTTCGATGGTGATTTCGAACTAATAGAGGTTATACAATAATGGCTACAACAATATCAGAACTATCAGGTAATCATATCAATCATGCTCTATTGATTCGTATTACTATTGATGATACTATTTACAGATTGGCAACTACTTATAAGGCTGTGACCTATAATAGCGAATCATACCAAGCATTGGGACATTTAATTACCATTAGCGAAATCACTGATGAACTTAAAGGTAGTAATGCTGATATCAATCTCACTATTAGTGGTATTCCAACAGATCCAAGTTATATTTCCTTAATATTAGGTGCTAATATTAAAGGCAGTAGAGTGGAAATCTATAGAGCATTCCTAAATCCATCATCAATGAATTTACAGAGTGCGTATCTACGATATAAAGGATATGTTCGTAATTATTCAATGACTGATACACAAGATCAATTCTCACAAGATGCTACAACCACAGTGGTATTATCATGTGCTAGTATAAACAATATATTAGAAAATACTATATCAGGACGCAGAACTAATCCAGTTGATCAGAAATATTGGTTTCCAAGTGATGTTAGCATGGATCGTGTGCCTACATTACATAATACACAATTCGATTTTGGTAAACCATATTCAGCACCAACAGGTGGATCACCAATTACACAAGAGCCAAACTACGATACGGGCGGGATGTAATTAGATATGCTAATTCGCACAGGTAACAGACATGATTTCGATCAATTG